CCTGATTCCCGATCAGGCGTGCGTCCTTTTCCTCATCCACCATGAATTCGCTTTGCTTGGCAAAGCCGGTCATCACACGTTGAAGAAACTTTGCCAACACCCCGTCGTTCTGCGTTCCTTGTTCTGCTAGCTCCGGCATCTCTTCACGCATTTGCGCCGTCCATTTCTTTGGCGCGTCCCAGTACGCGATAGAGCCCAGGTCCTTTTGCGCGGACCTGCGGAGATGCTTCGCCATAATTTCAGCAGCCCTGTCCAAACGTTCTTCTGTCGCCAATGAAGGTTTCTTCATGATTTCCTTCGTCACCGGGTTGATAAGCTTCTTGAGGTGGCGGTTGGCGCCACTGAGCTCATTTTCGATCGAGGATGACAACGAAGTGATAACCCGTAACACATCAGGGGCAAAAATCACGCCAGCATAGTTGATGAGTTTCTCGTCACCATCCGTGGCAATCTTCAAGCCTCGCTGTTTGTCTTCGAAAATTTTCTCCTTCGTTTTCACCTGGATCTCGACAGAATCACGCATGATACTTGGCTTCTTCAAATAGGCGGTAGCGTTCCGCGTTGCTAGCAAACGGTACTTGCCAACTTCGAGGTTCTTTAGCTCAGCCTTTTCCGCTGCGGCTCCCGCGTCCGCAATCTTCTTGTTTTCAGCCTCTTTCGCAATTTTCTCACGATCGTCTTTCTCTTTCGCTTGCTTAGCGATCTTCGAGTTGATGTTGCTGACGATGTGAGCCACCACCTGCGACGTGGTAGAAGGGACATGCTTTTGGACAACATTCTGTGCAGATGCTGCCACGATAAATTTTGAAACTAGCGAATACTGCACCTTATCCATTGGTTGCATTGCTTTGGCACAATCCAGACTTTCGTTTGCGACCCGCGTCATCGCAGGTAAAGACGCGATCCCAGTGATAGTTGCCTTCTCTTGCTCAGCATTGCCAATTTCACGCACTGTTTGCTCGACCGCTTGCGAACCAATCTTCACAACCAGATACGTTTGTGGGCAACTGAAGAAACGGTTGACCCACCTGCCTGCCGCCCAAACACACAACGAAACAACCAATTTGATCAAAAGGTTAATTCGAGCGGGTGTGATAATGGATGGATTGACTCCTGGCCCTTTGAACCACGCCGCAAGAAACGCAGGTATAGTCATGTTGACGTTGTCAGCAAACTTCTTAGCGTTCAAGCGAAT